AACTATGATTTTCTTTTTTTGATAAAGAAATAATGTAGGTAATATCTTCAATTTTGGCTTGGCGAACAATTCCTAAATCAATTGTTTCATCAATTACGTTCATATAAATAACAATTCTTGTTTATTAACAATACCACCTGAGTCATATCTGACAGAATCACCTTTTGGATATGGCTCAATATCATAATTTAATTTTTTTAAAAGTAATTTTTTATCAGTTTTTGTGCCATGAAAATAAATATATCTGTGTTTTCTAGATCGTTGAATGTAATAAAAATCATCGCCATGTTCTTCTTTAATTTGTTCTAATGTCATTCCATCACCAATTGTTTTGGCGTGTTTGTGTTCTTGACCTTTTATAGTCCAATCTATTCGATTAGCTGACAATCCTGTATATAAAAAATTTGTTGATTGATACACATAACCAACATGACCTTGTGCAGTATCAGCATAAGAAACAATTATTGTTGGTTTAGGCAAAAGTTTTATGGAATTTGCAACCAGAAAAGACGCATGATTTTTACCATTTTTTTCCAAACAAATCCTGTTTAATTCTAAAACTTTATCCGCATATTCTTTGCCACATATGCCCATGCACAAAGGCGGTGAAGCAGGAATTCCGTATGTAATAACTCCAATCAGTGAAGTTTCTTCATACAAGCCAAATGCGTACATGATTTGCGGCATCCTTTTGGCATAATGTTTTTTCAACAACCAAGGTTCGGTTTCTTCATTTTTTATTGGTAAGACTATCAATTCCTACCCCTCAAAGCCGCCAACTGCGCCCGAATATGGTCAGGCATAGGAACGGCGTTCTGGCGGTCTTTTTCCAATTTAACTAAGGTAGGGTCACGGTCTTGTTTTGTCGGCATTTCGGGCACTTCTGCACCGTCCCAACGCTGTTGATTAAGGTATACCAAAGGTGCGGGAATAAAAGCACCGTTGGATTTAAGCCACTGTTCTGTGGTTTTCATCCATTCAACGTGTTTGATTATTTGGTCGGCAGAATGTTCACAGAGGTATTTTGCCCATTTTTCTAAACATTGCTTTTTCCCACCTTTTCGTGGGCTTGATGGGTATGCTTTCCAAAATCTATCAAATCCTGATTCAAACATCTTTCAATCCTTTTAGACATAGTTCTACCAAGGGTGGATACAGAGGTATCCAACCCACTCCAGATTTAATGTTATTAACAAATAAACCCCAAGTGCGCATGACGAGTTTGTTCACTTTATCCACAAGCCTTGTTCCACCATGTACTTGTGATTTACCAGTCGCCAAACCAACGCTGGTCACATTTTGCACAGGGGTGTATCTGTGTGCGGTGTTTCTTGGGTTCAGTCCATGCAGACCATTTGCTAACGCGCCCTGACGGTCTGCAAAAGCAAAAACCCCGCAAGATGCTCTGTGGTCTTGGCTCTTGGCGAGAGCAACAGCAAACGAATGACGCGAATCAAAAGAATGCTTGCTGTTCTGCAAGACCACACAGTACCCTGCGGGGTTCATTAATTCGCGTCTCTCGTCTGGATGCCACTCTAGACGGTTGTGATTATACATGATTTAGTTAAGTTGTAAACCACTCAGGTTTTAAATCCCTAAGCTGGCGCAATCTCAACTCAGGAACTGTTGTCCATTGGCAAACAGCCGCCCTATTGATACCCAAAAGCCTAGCAAGCTCAGTCTGTGAGCCTGCCAACTGGATTAATTCTTGTTTTGTCATGGGTGCATTGTATGTTAAGGCAGATAAACAACATAATCCCCACAAAATAGTCGGGTACTTAACAAAGTGCTTGCATGATTGTTTAGTTTGCTTAACAATACATTCATTCCCCAGCGCAACGCATAGGGTCTTTAAGGAATCAAAATGAAATACGTTGTTATAGCAAGTTACCGCAAGCCAACTGCACCAATGCCTCACGAAGATGCTGTGCAGTTAGTTCAACAATTTCGCACTCAGGAAATCAACTGCCATATTCAAAAGGCATCAAACGTACCTTGGAATCACAACGCACCATACAACCCTCAATTCTTTGGCGCACAACCAGCTCGCGCAGGCGAAGATTATTAAAGGAACAACCATGAAACACATAGATACCCTCCCCTTTGTAGACGCAAGAATCATGATTGACCAAGGTCTTGAGCATCTTTCCATTGAACACGGCGATATGGCAGTCCCTGTTGACTGTTACTTTTGTCCTGTAACTGGCAACCTGTGGCATTGCTACCTTGGCACTGCCGATATATCAGGCGTAATGTCAGCAACCGCAATAGCTGAATTGGAACGTGAATTTGCCCCTAAAAGTCTTTATGAAAGTGCTGACTATGTTTGAAATTGAAAAATACACAAAACCAACAGATTGGGCGCAAGTCGCCTTATATGTTGTGTCCGTTGTTGCCATTATTGTGGTGATTCTTGACGTTTTCTTTTGGAGAGCATAAATGCAAAAAATAGCAACCGCCTTGGTCAAAGCGCAAAAAGCCTTTGGTCCAGCACTTAAATCATCAACTAACCCACACTTCAAATCACGTTATGCCGACCTGTCAGCTTGCGTGGAAGCGGTTATTACTGGCTTAAACGACAACGGCATAGCGTTAATCCAGAAATGCTATGACTGCGCCAATGGAGTAATGGTGGAAACCATGTTTGTGCATGAATCTGGCGAAATGCTTGAGTGTGGCATCTTGCACGTTCCCGCAAGCAAACAAGACCCGCAAGGCTACGGTTCAGCATTGACTTATGCCAGGCGGTATAGCCTGATGGCTGCGTGTGGCATAGCGCCAGAAGATGACGATGGCAACAGCGCCAGCCGCAAAACTGAAATCAAATCCATTGTTAATGAAAACCAGATTCTTGACTTAATGGCGGCAATGGACGAAACCAACACACTAGAAGAATTGCAAAAAGCCTACAAAGCCGCCTACGCCGCCGCCAATAGCGATCCAGTTTGGCAAAAGCAAGTTATGGCTAAGAAAGATGCCAAAAAATCACAATTGGGGGCGAAATGAACAATCCACCAGCATTTCCAGACGGAATAGGCAATGACGGCATGACATTGCGTGATTACTTTGCGGCAAGGGCTATGGAATCATTTATATCTGGCTGGATAGCAAGAAATATTTATCCTCCAAATGATTTAGTTGTTGCAGAACACGCATATCACATGGCAGACGCAATGCTGAAAGCGAGGGAAGCATAATGGAACAACGCACAGAAGAATGGTTTGCAGCTCGATGCGGCAAAGTCACCGCCAGCCGCGTGGCAGACATTATTGCCAAGACCAAAACAGGTTACAGCACTAGCCGCGAGAATTACTTAGCGCAATTGGTTTGTGAACGCATGACAGGCAAGCCTGCTGAATCTTATTCAAATGCGGCAATGCAATGGGGTACAGATCAAGAACCCTTTGCCAGAGCCGCCTACGAAGCCGCTAAAGACGTTTTAGTAGACGAGTTGGGGTTTGCTGTGCATCCAACTATTGCAATGGCTGGTGCGTCTCCTGATGGCTTAGTGGGTGAGTTTGGATTGGTGGAGATTAAATGCCCCAACACTGCCACACACATTGAAACGTTGTTAACCCAAACCGTGCCAACTAAGTACATTACGCAAATGCAGTGGCAAATGGCTTGCACTCAGCGCCAATGGTGCGACTTTGTAAGTTTTGATCCACGCATGGACGAGGGCTTACAGTTATTTATCAAGCGGGTGGAATATGACCCAATCTATGTCGCACAGCTTGAAAAAGAGGTAATCAATTTCCTGATGGACGTTGAGGACAAAATCCAAAAACTTAACAAATTGAAAGCATAATATGAAGAAAATCAAAAACTTAGTTGTCATTACTGGCACTTACACCAACAAAGACGGACAAGAAAAGAAACGTTACCAGACCATCGGCAGCTTGTTTGAGGACGGTGAAAACCTAAAGATCAAGCTAGACACAATCCCCTTGGTAGACGGTGGTTGGACAGGTTGGGCAAACTGCTATGAACTAGAAGCGCCAGCACAAAAGCCACGCAAGATGGGTTTTGATGATATGCCTGATGACATACCGTTTTAATCATGAGTTTACTTAAAGAAATTTGGTTTCCTGACCTTGCATTTCCAAGGGTCAGGGCAACAGACCCAATAACTTCATTTGAAGCGGCTGACCAAGCTAAAGACTTGGCAAGCAAACACCATAAAGCCATCGTGGAAGCACTTAAAGGTGGCGCTATGGGCAAAGATGGCATAGCTGCGGCAACAGGGCTTGATGGTAATCAGGTAGCCAGGCGGTTGCCTGAGTTGGCGCGGGTTGGCGAAATAGAGTTAACTGGCAACAACACAAAATCAAAATCAGGTCGTGCCGAACGCGAATGGCGTATTAAACCCAAACAAATGGAGTTGATATGAGCACATTTAATCGAAAGCGGCAGATTATGGAACATGAACCTGTTTACACACAACCGCCAAAACGTAAGTGGGTAGGGCTGACAGATGATGAATTTAATGAACTTTATGATAAATATGTTCCATTAAATTGTTATGCGTTGTTGATTGAAAAGGTTGAAGCCAAACTCAAGGAGAAAAACACATGATTGATACAATAATTTTGTTAGTATTAGGTGCATTTATCGGAATTGGTGGATTGTTAGCATTTTTCATTTTTTTAGATTTTTACCAAAAGTGATGTTGACAAACGCAAATTTCATATAAAATGGCATTTCCATTA